TTTGGCCTACTCCTTTTGCTTTCCATAGATTGCTTCCTGCGCTTTCCTCATCTTATCATAGTACTGATTGAGATAGTTTACCTGTTCGTCGTCAATCCAACGTACTGGATGAGAGTATAAGAGGAGTAGCATAGCCTGTAAATGTTTACAGGTTTTCCACTTGCTGTATTCGTACGCTTTACAAGTGCAGGTAGCATAGTCTGCTGTGACTACCTGAGAGTATGGCGGACTGACCTTGTGGCCGTGTAGGTAGCCCGTGATACTGCGTGGTGTAAACCCACGTGACCAGGAGCGTTCTGCTGTGCCGTCAAGATGAGCGTTGTACAGATGCCATACGGGATTACCCTTGCCTTCTGCGCATCGTGCATTGAAGTACTGCATTTGCTCCATTACAATGCTCTGCATATCAATATGCAATAGTCTTTGTCCACGGTTGATAGCCCCGTGGAGGCTCTGGATTTTATTGTTCATCGTTGTTGTCCCTTGCCTTGTCGGCTTGTTGTGGTAGTTGTGATACCGACACGTCTAGTGTGCCCGTGCAATCATCGTCGATGTTGTAGATGTTGTGTTCGTGCTCAAGTACGACACTGTGTGCCAGTACGCACTCCGCTATGAGTTGTGATACCGACACGTCGAGCAAGGAAGCCAGGCTTTGTACTCTCGAGTCAAGTTCGAGAGAGAGTCTGGTTCCTCTTACTTTGGTGGCTGTGCCGTGGGCTTTGTACCCTTGTTTCCTACGTTGCATACATACTCCGTATGATATAGATTGAAAGAAGATAGATGATGAGAATACCACCAAGTGCATTGAAGCACTCGATGAAGAATAGAGTTTTATTTTTCATAGTCTCTCCGTAGTTATTGTGACCGTGCTTCCGAGTTGTTGTGCTCTCGTCAACACGTTGTGATGTTGCTGTTGTGCTGTTGTTGTTGCTGTTGTGCTGTTGTCAGCGCGTAGTTGACCGTGCACTGTTGTTGTGCTGTTGTCGTCGTGGCGGACAACTATTGTATAGTTGTAGTTGTGCATAGTTTATCCCGGGAAAAGCCCCCGCTTCGACGGGGGCTGTGTTGGTTATAGCAGGCTTACATAGTAGTCTGCGTTGATCCTTATCTCTTTTGTTTCAAAATCTACGATGACCTCATCATAATCTATTGCTGTGTAGCAGATGACATCATTTACCGATTCCAATTCTAGCCAATCGTAACCACGTATGTAGTCCTGTATCGTTGATATAGTCCACTTGAAATTGGCTAGTCCGACTGATGAGTGTGCAGTAAAATCTGGTTTGAAAACAAGATCGTCACCTTCGAGTCTAACATCAATGTTAGGATTGTTGAACCTGTCTTTAACTAGTTGTACAGGGTTGTCATACCACTCGGCTACGTCGTCAAGTGCCTTCATTGAATCCTTGACACATCGAATATGTGATTGTGGTATATCATCGAAGATAGACTCAAGAGTACGCGCTAGAAGTCGGAGTTGTTTTATTTTATCTTTGTTCATAATGTTTTATCCTTGTAGTTGTAAATCTTCTGAAATAGAAGTAAAAGCCCCGCCGTAGCGGGGGTGTAGTTTTAAGCATAGAGTCGGCTGTCAAGTAGCCGGTAGAATGTGTCATCTTTTACAGTACACGAAGAATCATATGATATGACGCGGTAACCTACGATTGTTTGGTAGTCATCGTGTTGTCTCACCTCGATGAGTTCAACGATAGCACCATTGGAAAATCGAGCCTCGACAATCTCGCCACGTTTGCGTATTGTATACGCACCGGAGTCAAGAGACTCTAGTTGTAGTGTCGCTGTAAAGATTGAGATAACTTCTAGGTGTGTAGCATTGATATACATTGTTTTATCCTTTTATTGTAGATTGTAGATGTTCGAAATAGAACTAAAAGCCCCGTGTTACCGGGGTAGTTTGAAACATAAATCAGTACCAATCATAGCCTGCTATCGTAGCCCTGACACTAGAATAACTCCACTTGACACCGTCCGGTGTGGTGTCGCCATAGAGTTCTATGCAGTAGTCTAGCAAGTAGTGTGCTGCACGTTCTTTTGTATAGAGTCTAACCAGTCTAACCGCTTCGATATATAGGGGGTACTCATTGAAGATATATAGGCTTACGTTCCAATGATTGTAGTTTTTGTGACCGTTGTACATGTTGTTTCCTTTCGTTATAGATTGTAGATACTCTGGAATAGAGTTAAAAGCCCCGTGTTACCGGGGTAGTTTGAAAAGTTAGTGAAGCAAGTCCTCCCAATATACGGGCAACTTTTCACCACGGAATATGACATATTTTGTACCTGTATTCGAGTAGCACATCACATAGACTCGATGCCAGCGGTGAGAGCCTTCAAGTTTTACCATGTAGTTTGAAGGCATCTTTGAAAAGTAACCACTTGATAAATAGTATCGTCGAGTATCACCTTCAAAAGGCGACCATTTGAAACTTGTTACAGGTGCATAGTTTATTTGATTTTGTGTCATTGTATTTTTCCTTGTTTATATGATTGTAGAATGTTCGAAATAGAACTAAAAGCCCCGCCGAAACGGAGCGTAAAAGGAAAGGATAATTACAAGTCGACCTTGTATCTAGACTGTATTTGAATGTTAAAGAGCAACAACACTGAGTAGTGTTAACAGTAGTTTAACCAATCAACCTATGAAGTCAAGCATAAAATAAAAAAAAATATAAACACCACCAACACCAATATATATTTCCTTCCCAGTTCATCGAAGCAAACAAAGAATAAAAAAATATACAACATAATCATTTTATCATCCATCAAACATTCCACATATCGGTAAACTGTTTACACTCAACACAAAACAAAACAATAACTATCCGAAACGATATAACCATCTTATCAAAATAGATAGGTCTGGATTGTCTATCTGTTCGGTATACTGGGGAGAATAGAGAGAATAGAACTGGGCCTGTCCTACACTCTATTCTTCTATAATCCCCTAACCATCGACACCATAGCATATCCAAGGGAAGAAGGTTTTATCCAAGGCAAGGTTTTTTGTACACCTGCGCGAACTCCTTGACGCGTCCGGGTAGACACGTGCCTATGTGTGCGAACTCCTTGACGCGCACGTGCGCACCCGCACCCCCCCATATGTGATGTATGTCCTATGCAATAGACCCCCTCAAATATTCGGAAAAAAATTTGCTAAGCCCTATAAAACCTGTGATACTAATCAGACAATCATATGATAACGGAGTAACAAAGAATGATGAAATTGGTAGATATGTACCGTGCGGAGTTGGAGTATTTGTCCGGTAAATACGGAAGAACTCACTTTGTATATGTGTATGATAAGACCGCTAGTATGTTTTCGGCTTTGTCCAAAGGTAAGTGGCCACACGCAGAGACATATATAGAGTTTGACTTGGGATTGATTTTGGTGCATTTGTGTGAGATTGAGTTTGATACAGATTCACCGAATATGCAGACATACCGGCACAGTGTGCTTCGGCATCCAGGTGTGGGTAGGAAGAAGAACGTTGATGTTGTTGTGCATCATAAGTTTGATTTGTATCAGATACTGAATGGCAGAAATGTGTCTTTGTGGTCTGGTGGTAAATGATTACCATTGGTAGCCTGTTTAGTGGTATTGGTGGCTTTGAACTGGGCTTGGAGCGTGCGATACCTAACAGTAAGACGGTATGGCAGGTGGAGCAGAATAAGTATTGTCGTCGCGTGCTTCGTAGACATTGGCCTGATGCGAAGTTGTATGATGATGTTGTTGGTGTTGGTAAGGATAATTTGGATTCAGTAGATGTGATATGTGGTGGGTTTCCTTGTCAGGGGTTTAGTAATGCTGGTAAGAAGGAGGGTTTGAATGATGGTCGGTCTGGTCTTTGGTGGGAAATGCACAGAATCATTAGCGAGTTACGACCAAGAGTCGCGGTGTTGGAAAACGTGCCAGCACTCCTTATTCGAGGAATCGAAGAAGTTCTTGGGTCGTTGGCCGAAATCGGGTATGATGCAGAATGGTGTGTTATACCAGCAGGCGGAGCCGGTGGTTTCGGAGCACCACACCAACGTAAAAGATTGTTCATTGTTGCCTACTCCTCTGAAGTCAGACGTGGACAAACACGGCACAGGGGGGCTTGTGCGAAGAATAACGTATCCAGAAGGACAGAAGAGATACAGTCAAGGAGATTACCGCAATCTTCCAACGCCAACAAAACATTTACACCAAGAGTACGGAAGTCCCTCGGAGTGGAATCGCAAAGACCCTTCACTGATAACACACTTCATAGAACCGGGTTTGGATACTGGGGAACGACCGAGGCTCCATCCCCCGTTTGTCGAGTGGATGATGGGATACCCAATAGGTTGGACAAGTTGCGAGCACTCGGAAATGCAATTGTCCCTCAGTGTTCAGAGTGGATTGGCAGACGAATAGTGGAGGCAGGATTGTTATGATTGAGAAGTTACCAAAGAAGATTCGGCAAGAACTGGAGCCAGTATTAAGAGACCCAGTAAAGTTTATTCAGTTGCTGAAAATCCAAGATAAACATTCTGGTAAACTGATTCCATTTGCGCCCAACAATGAACAAGTGGCATTGTTGAAGAAGTTGAAGAAGAACAAGAAGGTTATCATCTTGAAGCCTCGACAGATTGGTATATCTACGGTTCTTCGGGCGTATGCCCTTTGGCGCACATACCAGACCAAAGACCCTTTGAAGTTTGGTGTTATTAGTTTCCACGAACGGTCAGCAAAACATCTGCGAAAGATGGACAGTATGATGCACAACTCTCTTCCAAATATATTGCGGAAGAATCTGTCGATTGACAATAGTACCACTTTGGAGTTTGGAGATACTGGTGCACAGTTATCTTCCTTTACTGCCGGTTCCAAAGGTGGTACGCGTTCTTTTACTTTGTCTTCAGTCCATCTATCGGAGTTTGCGTTTTATGACGATGCGGAAGAAATGCTCGCGCAAGTTGTTGCGACGATTGGTCAAGGTCAGATTATTATTGAAAGTACTCCTAATAAGCCAGGGGATGTCTTCCACCGTCTTATTATGGGTGCTCCTGAGAACGGTTGGCATTTAATCTCGTATTGGTGGCACGACCACGAGAAGTACCGGTTGCCCGCTCCAAAAGATTTTGAGCCTACCGAAGAAGAAAAACATTTGATAAAAGCATATGGTTGCTCGTTTGATCAACTGAACTGGCGAAGACAACAGATAGCGACTATTGGTGTTGAGAAGTTTAAACGTGAGTATCCAGGTTGTTTGGATGATGCGTTCCATTTCGCAGCGTCAACCTATTTTACACTAGAGGACATACGTGAGATTGATGAAATACATTTTGACGGCAATGAAAGATTGTATGAAGATCCTAGAGATGACGACGTATACGCAATGGGTGTCGACGTTTCTGCTGGTGTTGGTGGTGACTATTCAACTATATCTGTTATTTCTATGGCTACATTTCAGCCTGTATACCACTATCGGAATAATCTAATAAGTCCTTCGGCCTTTGCTGATGTTGTATTACAAATCGCACAGTGGTTTAACAATGCTCGTGTTTTGTGTGAAAGCAACAATCACGGACACGTGGTACTTTATCGCCTTCGCCATTTGGGTTATCGGAATCTATGGTTAGACCATAATATGAAAGATTGGACAACAACAACAAAATCCAAACTTGATGCCTATGAAACACTACGAGAATATGTAACACAAGGTATGATTATGAAGATGGATGCTCAAGTATTACAGGAACTTAGGGCATTGGTTGTAACAAAAATATGTCCAGAAGCACCACGGGGTATGCACGATGACTTGGCAATGTCTCTTGCTTTGGCATACCGTTGTTTGCGTGATATACCAAGACGGAAACTAACTTTGGCTAGACGGAACTTGATGGATGTGCTAATCTCAGAAACAAGGGCACGTCGAACTAAAGAACAGCCTGTACCTTGGAAGAAGAACGTATGAAACCGATTACTGTACAAACATATTACGACGACCACAACAAATACTGGGATCACCATAGAGTCGAACTTCGACAACTTCGCAATGCTTATATGACCAGATACTGGGACAAACAATCTGCACCAGAACAGATTGTGATTGAAACATCTAGGGCATACGAGTTTGTAGAAGGATACATTGCTTCCCTTTTTGCCCGCTCTCCTTCTGTTGTTGTTAAAGGTGATGTTCGTGGTCAGGGTGACCCACAGATTGTACAAACGTTGTGCAACAACTTCCTGGATAACATACGTACCCAGTTAGAAGATGCTTCTCGGTTGGGTTTGATTTACCCTGCTTCTTTCTTGAAGTTGATTCCAAATGACCATCCAGATCCTTTTCAACGTGTCAGTATCTGCTCTATTGCCCCGTGGGATGTTATTGTTGATACTGATGCACCATCTTGGAAAGACCAAAAGTTTGTGGCTCATCGGTATTACATTACACTAAAAGAAGCACAGCAGAAGTACGGCCCGAAAAAATACGATGCACACCCACTCATCAAGTTTCTTGACCAGCCTGATGGAGATTATGGTTACCAAGGACGAACAGAGAACATCGAGCCTGAGTTCCAATATGTAGAGATTGTAGAGTTTTACCAGTTGGAAGAAGACAAGTTGGTAATATGGTCGCCTGATTATCAGAATGGTAAGAAGTTTTTGTATGATGGTATCTCAGTGCCAGAAGGTGTCGATGAGATAAAAGAAGTCAAGTATGCTGATATACCATTCAAGGATTCAGCAGGTGATCCAATCTCTCCGATTATACCGCTGTATTACAGTAGACAACCTGATACACCACTGAGAGGATACTCTGCACTTCGCCGTGTATACGACCAAGTCCAGGAAGTAAACATTCTCCGAACATATCAGGCTAGTATGGTTAGAAGAGCTGCGAGACAATGGATTGTTGAAGCCGGTGTCTTTGATGCAGAAGCGATGAGCAAACTATCTCAAGGAGTAGATGGTGAGTTTATCGAAGTCGAACTATCACAAGGGCAAACATTGGGTGGTTCGATTGCTTCAGTTCCTCATACCCCCGTACCTGCGGAACTAGAGAGATATGTACAACAAGTACAGGATGATTTTGAACGCGGTTCAGTTTTGGCTCCGTTTACTCGTGGTGAAAGTTCCCGGGCAACAGCCACAGAGATTACTGCTCTTGCTGCTTATTCTTCTTCCGAGATTGGACGATTGGCACGTGAACGTGATTCAGCCATCGAATATATTGCACAAGTCTTTATCTCTATTATGAAACTGTATCTCAAAGATGACGGCGATGTTATCTTGATGAATGGTAATCCAATAACCATAAATGGAGATGATATTACAGGTGACTTTACATTTTATGCAAACGATACAGGGGCTACTCCTGTTTCAGAAGCAGTAAAGAAACAAGAGTTCCTGGCAGTTATGCCAACCCTTGTTGAACTCGGTGTTCCTCTTCCGGAGATACTGGCACACATCGTACGTATGCTTGACTTGCCACAATCATTTATCAATGCACTTGAAGGTGCAACACAAAACCCACAACAACAACAGCCAACACCAGCAGAAGCCCAAGTTCAGCAGTCTGTTGGCCTTCAAGGAGAACCTTCTCCACAAGATGTTCAACAATTTCTGCCGTGATACCATATGCCTATTTATGATTATATTTGTCAATCTTGCGATAAACCTCAGCAACTTATTTGTGATTTTGATGAGGCAGACGATCAAGTATGCGAAATATGCGAGAAGCCAATGGACAGACAGATTTCTCTCTGGGCGCACACTCCTGCGCGATGGGGTGATAGTCACGGCTATTTTGATCGGGGTCTTGGTATGTATATTGAAAACTCGGTACACAGGGAAAAGGTGATGAAAGAGAAAGGGCTTCGTCCTGTATCTGAAAAAGAGTTGGATGACCACCAACAAGCCATACACAATGACACTGTTATACACGAAAAGAAAGTCAGCACGTTTAATGATACGATGAAGAAGACTGGTTCATTTGCAGAAGCTGCAAAAGCAATTACACATTATGACCCAGACCCTGAAACCGATCATAGAGACTGGCGATTTAGTTTTGAAAAACCTATTGATGGAGATAAAAAATGAGTATACCTACCGATATGTTGGCACAAGCCGAGGCTGTTGGCCAGCAACAACAAATGATGCTAGACCAAACAATGATTGTACCAGAAGGCAAGTTTTCCAAAGGTGCATTGAATCGTCTTGTTAAACAGTTGAACGTAGTTCTTGAAATGTTCGACCAGACTTACCCAGAGTTTGATGAAGACATAACGGTGTTTCCTCCAGAGTTTGTTACTTCATTGGAAATGGTTATGACCGCAGCAAATGATGCTGGTGTTGATTTTGATTTGGACTTTGAAGAAATCAAAGATGATAGAGATTTGGCTATGGTTGCTGGTAAACTAAGTAAACTAGCCAAAGATAAAACGTTAAAACGATTCTTGGAAAGCAACTCTCTTCGACCAGAAGAAACAGAAGAAGAGACTGTTGTAGAAGAAGAAACTGTTGAAATGCCATCCGATATGGATGCAATGTTTGCAAGGAGAATGTGATGCCAGTCCCAATGAGTGTTATGGAAGCAGCTGCGCAAGGTAATAAAAAAGCAATGCGATTAGTTGAAAAAGAATATGGTGTAGGTAATGGTCAAGATTTTGCAATAGACCAATTATCAGAAGAGTTTCCGCCTGGAAGAGTTGTCGCAATAGATGGTGCACGTACTTATGGCCAATCACAACTGGACTACAAGAAGGCTGGTGCTAAACAAATTCAACAGTTTGAATTAGAATTGTTTGGAAAAGAAATTGATAAATTAAAACCAGCAGATCAAAAAGATTTTATCTTAGAACTTAGCAAGGCAGACCCATATGGAGATATTACTGATTGGGCAAATCAAAGATTTAATAATCCTGTTTCTAACAGAGAATTAGCGATGTATAAATATTATGATCCTAATGATCCTGAGGATTTTAAACTTTTCACTGAATATAAAAACACACCTACTAATCCAACAATTCAACCAGCTCTTAATTATTACAAAGAAAAGTTTAAAAAAAGAAATAAAGGTCTAGGAATAGTTGAAAAAAAACAACCTTCATTGGAATTCTACGATAAAGAAATTAGAATGGTTGAAAAAAAACAACCTTCATTGGAAAAAGTAGAGTTTGATAAATCGCCAGAACTATTAACAGAAGAAGAAGTTAGAAAGAAAAAAGAACGAGAAGAACTAGAAGAATACTTTAGAAGTCGTGGATTATAGGAGAATAAATGTCTGAAGAAACTACAAATAGCGGTACAGTAGCGCAATCAGAAGCACCTACACTGTTAGAGAATGTGGAAGCATCATCTGGTGCACCTGTACAAAAAGATGAGTATGAACAACGTGTAGACCAGTTGTTAGAGTATCACGAAAAAAAGAAAGAACACAATCAAAATAGATGGAACGAAGCAAAAGAAGAACAAGAGAAGTCATATGAAAATGTGACACTACAAGAAGGTGAAAGTTGGGACAGTGTGTACCAATCAATGCCTGAATCTGTTCAGCGTGCGATGGGTTCTCTTCGGGCTGACTATACCAGGAAGATGCAAGCACTGGCACAAGAGCGCAGAAAGGTAGAAGATTTACAGTCCAATCTTACAAACTCTGATGCGTTCAGAGCATTACAAGCCCAGGCTCAACAAGCAGCTGCAGAAGGACAAGAGTTTGATCCATTCGACAACAAAAGTATGGAGACATACATAAACAATCTTGTTGCACAAAAACTTCAAGGTATCTTGGAACCAATGTACCAAGAGCAGATGAGAGCACAGTCAAGCAGACGTGTGGACGATTTTATGAATGAACATCCAGAGTTGCGTACAGATGAAGAGTTCCGTTCTGAAGTTTATCAGGTACTCAAAGATAATGAATCGTTGTCTCTTGAAGATGGTTTTTGGATTGTAAAGGGTAAAAGAGCAAAGATAAATGCACAACGAGAACACCAAAAACAACAACAACAAAAGGAAAACAGGAAGGCTGTGGCTTCTCGTATAGGCAATGGAAGGAAGACGGGCATTACTGCACCGCCGAATAGTTCTGATATGTCAGCGTCAGACATATATCAGTATTTACTTGCACAAAAGAAATAATTTATGTATATATAAAAATGTGTTGGAGAACCCAATAGGACACGTCAACAACACCGCCCCTCACTGAGGACACGCGTAGGTAAAAATAATAATCTTATTTATGGTGAACGATATGGGTATCCAATATGATATACTCGCGTCGACCCTGCGTATCTTGCGTGATCGAGAGGTCGACAATACATTCCGCACTATCCCTCTGCTTGAAGCAGTAGAACGTGCTGGAAACGTCGAAATGATTAACGGTGGTCAAAAGGTAGACCATCCTGTAATCTTGGCTGAACATTCTAACATTACTCAGTTGACAACTGGTTATGAAAGCGTCAATCTTGCTGTTAAAGATGCACTTCGCACTGCTTCTTTTAACTGGTGTGATTTTGTTGCTCCTGTTGTTATTACTGAAAAAGAACAACTTTCTAACAAAGGTGAACGTGCAATCATCCGTATTGCTGAAGCCCGTTTGAAGTCTGTTATGGGTATGCTGAAACGTGAATGGTGTAAGCAAACTATCAATGGTACTTCCTCTGTGCTTACAGAACTCAATACTTTAAATGGTGATGGTACAACTGCTTCTGGTGGTTTTACTGCTTCTGCTGCGAATACCAATGGTTTCTTTGAAGTTGCAGCGTTTGGCTCACAAACAAATGATGTTGGTGGTATTGATAAAGCAAACTTCCAATCAACATTCCAGAATCAAGTTGCCACTGTTACAACTAACTTTGCTACTACTGGTTTAAAATCAATGAGCAATCTAATGATTAATGCTCAGACTTATTCTCCAGAAGGTGACATTGATATGATTTTGGCTAGTCCAACTTCATATGAGTTGTACCGAAATGAGTTGACAGCAAAAGAAAGATACTCTTCTACTGAGCAAATCCGTGACGTTGCTGGTCGTTTGGTTCTTATGTACAACGGTGCGCCAATGTACGTTGATCCTAACCTTGGTTTTGAAATCGCAGCTGGTACAACAAAAGTATCTATGATTTTCTTGAACAGTAAACTCTTTACCGTTTACTTCGATCAAGATGCGCACTTTGAAATGGGCGATATGGAACGTATCTCTGGATACGCAGCTGCCGCCTCTAACATTATGGTACGTACTCAGTTGGCTATTAGCCACTTGGCTGGGCACGGTATTCTGCTTGATGCTGAAGCATAGGAAGGTGAAATATGGCTACAAATACTTTATTACAATACTTACAGGCTGATGATGGAAGCGGTGTTGCACTTGGTGTTACTCCGTCGAATCGTCGTCAAGTTGAACGTTTTATTGCTTCATCTGCTATTAGTGCAGGTGATATAGTTGCTTTGGATATTTCTAAAACTGCTGATGGTGACAAAAGTTTGTTTGTTGTTAAAGCAGACACTAGTGCTGGTGCAACAACTTTAACCATTGGTGTTGCTTTGGAAGATGCAGCTACAAATGAAGATTTGAATGTTGTTATCAGAGGATTTGTGAAAGATGCAAATGTTGCTACTGGTGGTGCGATTGGTGATCGTATTATTGGTTCTTCTACTGCTGGACGAGCAACACAATATGCAGCTTCTTCTTCGCAGGCTATCCTTGGTTACCAATTGGCAGCTGCAAGTGGTAACAAAGCAGATGTTTTTGTAATAAAACAATTCTAAAAAACCTTTCGGTTCTCCCGTGTCCGCGAGCGGGAGTTTTTCTTGATGTATAGAGGGTTGGTATGAGATTGTCAGAAATAAGAGATTATATCGGTAACATATTGGATTACCAGCCCTCTATTGCATCATACCAAGAACAGTTGAATGACGTTATCAATGAAAACTACTTCAAACTGTTTGCAGAGAAACCTTTTACTTTTGCACAGAAAGAAAAAATAATTAATGCAAGGACAGACATCAGCCTAACAGATGTCACATTTACTCCAACATCTGCTGAAATAACAACAGCAACAGCACAATTTAAAAATGAAATGGCCGGACAGGTCATTGATGTTGAAGGCACAGAATATGAAATCGCTTGGGTAGCAGGTACAACACAAGCATTTCTTACAAGTTTGTATCCTGGTTCTGGTGCTTCAGTTGTTAAAGATGCAACCATAAAGTTTCGTTATTTGGATATGCCACAAGATTGTGTGGAGATAATGCAGGTGCTCAAACGAGCAATGACAATGACTCCACAAGAACCCGGAAGAATGGTTCCGGTAACTCGATATGAAGACGAGTATTACAATCTTCCATTGAATGAAGTTAATCTTCCAAACTACTGGATACCATACGATGACTTCTCTTTGAATCCACCAAAAGCCCCTACAATAACTGCTGTTACCAGTGGATCTGGTAGAGGTGTACGTACATTGGAGTTTGCTGTTTCATACATCTTTGCAGACCGTGAAACAGCATTATCTCCCGTGACAAGCATTGACCTTACTGATACACAGTTGCCAGCAATCACATTGTCTACATTGCCAAATGGTTCTGGTCGTTATCGTAAAGTGTATGTTCGTTGTCCGGAAGCAGGCATAAATAAGTTTTACAACATACCTGAATCAAGTTCAGGGCTTAGTTTGTATGTGTTTCCTCCAACCAGTAATGCAACATTCAGTTATGCCAATGCAACAAGTCTGACAGACTTTAATGATTCATTTGAACTTACATACAATCGTGCGCCTGGTGTGGATGGAAACTACCAAAGAATACGTATGTATCCACGTCAAGACAAAGACTATGAACTTACTGTACGGTATATGTATAGACCCAAGAAGTTGGTTGACGATGCAGATACTCCAGAGTTTCCTGCGGCACATCATAGTGTGTTGGCATATATGTCGTTGCGAGATATTTTTATCAAACACAATAACGAACAACAGGCTGTATTGTATGACCGTAAAGTACAGCAAGAGATGCTCAAGATTGAACAACGGTACTTGAACTCTATTGCCAAACGATACATTAAACGTTTTATGTCTGGTACTCGAACAGACCCAGTTCCATTGTATACACCTTTGATTCAGAAATAATATGGAAAACAAACAACAAATAGTAAATGTTCTATCGGGTATTAATGAACTTGAACCACAGTTGCCTGACCATTTATCGGAACTGGTAAACTGGAAAACAGATGATTTAACCGGTGGATGGTCTAGTAAGTTAGGCTATGAAATGTTTTTTCCATATCGAAATGATTGGTCACCTTTCCAATCAATGGGAAAGGTAGATAGTTTACATTACTTCAATAGACATCAAGGCGCACAGTACAGTATTATTTTTGAAGCAGACGGTAAACTATACCATTTGTTTGAACACGGAATAGCACGTAAAGAAGAGTTGGTTACAGATAGAACGATTCCACGAGGGACTGAAATAAATACACAGTATTTAAATGTTGGTCGGTTTCTTTGTATCGTAAATGGATATGACAGACCAATCAAGTATTTAGCGTGGCCAGTAGTGCAGACGGGTACGGCAACGTTTACTCCTGCTATATTTACATTGGGTTTCCATACTCCTCCTGGTACTCCAAATGCGTGGGGTGTAGAAGTAGACCCTGCATCAGCCAGCACATCAAACACAGATAGTATTTCAGTGCAGTTTAAAGCCGTACCAGAACTTGGTATGGGTGTTGATGAGGACACCAAAGTATCTAAATATCGATGGAGAGTTTCTTTTATCAACAATGCAGGAGCCGAATCACCTTTATCTCCTCCATCAGAAGAGACTTCTTGGACAGCAAATAGTGACGCATTTCGTTATGCTTGTGCGATTGAAATACCATTGGGAGACAATGGCACAATAAGTAGAAGATTGTATCGAACCAAAAACTATTCATCGGATGGTGGGAATGATGCTTCTACATATTACTATGTTACTGATATACCTAACAACTTTGAAACATTGTATATTGACAGTGCTCCTGATTTTGCCCTTGGAGCCACAGCACCTTCAGATTTGGACAGTATATTGTTTCCATCTTTGGATTGTAGATATATGGGGCTGTACAAAGATTGTTTGTTTATTGATGGTGGGGCTACAAATGATACAGTTCTTTATTATTCTAATCCTTCTCGTCCTGACCAGTTTGGAGCTTTGGACTTTCTATCGGTAGGAAACAGACAAGGTGGTGGTATTACTGGATTGTTTGGATACTTTGGATACTTGTTGGTATTTCGTGAAACATCTATTGATGTGATCCAAGGAGATTATCCAAACTTTGTAGCAACACCATTTCAACAGCACATTGGCACAAAGGCAACCAATACTATTACAATGATACCTGGAGTAGGTGTTGTCTTCTTAACTGTGGATGGTGTATATGCACTCGGTGCAAACCTTGAGTACTCAGACACTACCAATGTGGTTAAAATCTCCACAGCAATACAAGATACTATTGCCCGAATGAACACCACCAACATAACTTTGGCAACAGCGGTATACTCAGAGAAGCACAGAGAATGGCATTGTTACTTCCCTGTTGATGGTTCATTGGTAAACAATATTGGAATAATCTATCATACAGATAAAAGGGTTTGGTCTATACGAGAAGATTTTCCTGTGAGTAACATTGTGAAAAACTTCTCCGGGGATTTAATCTTTGGGTACACAAAAGATGCACCAACCAATGATGACCCAGCAGGACTGTTTGTTGTTTCCAAAAGAAGAACATTGGGTCAGAAGGTGGACGAGAGCAACATTGTAGATGAAGACCCACCAACAAGTGTAATGGCTTCAGCCTGGCTTGATATGGGTGATCCTTCTTACAAGAAGAAAGTACACGGGGTGTATTTGTTTATTCGTACCGGTGGTAACACTACATTGGAAATGGAAATCTTTAAAGATTATGATTATCATAATTCGTATAAAACAAAAGCAGTCAAGTTACAAAAGCCAGACTTTGCCGACCAGAATGTATATGATTTGGTTTTGTTAGATAAAGACAAGTATTGGGAAGAACCTATTGTTACACCAATTCGTTTTGATGTTCACAATGCTTCTTGTTCGTGGTTTCAATGGAAGATTGAAACAACCAAAGATGTTGTTGTTGTTGGTTATGCTGTGGACTATACTGTATCTGGTACACGTATTATTGCTGGGAAGAGATTGGTATGAGCAAGAAGTGGACAGAAGTAGATCCAAGAGCAGATACGATTGTAGACTACAAAGAGTTTAATAGTGGATACAACGCATACAAATCTTCCTTTAATGGAAACCTGGATAGAACAACTTTACCAGATGACTTCCTTGATGAAACATCTTTGGTGGCTGGTGCATTTCACAAAGTCCAGATTACAAACTCAAATGATATGAGTGTAAAAGTTGATACGTCAACAGGCTCTGACAAAGAGTGGCGTGGAATGTCTTATGCAACATATTCTGGTGGTTGGATAGAAATAGACAGTGTTTCTGTTACACAGTTTAAAGATGGTATGTGTCATTGGGAATACAAGTTTTTGTATAACAACTATTTAAAGTTTAGTTGGAGTAACTCTCTTGTAAAGGAAGATCAAAAGGGCATTGAAGTACGGCTTCGTTGGGATGGTGTTGTGGTCTTTGAAAGTTACAAGATGCCACAGCCTGTTGGTAATGTACGGTTGATTGCTGATTTTCCAACAACAGGTGGAGATCATACAGCAACTGTAGAGATAAGACAAATACAACAAGGCACAAATGACCCAACGGATGTAAACATTGTTAATGTTTGTTCACCATCGCATTTGTTTATAGGAAGGTGGCGATGAGTACCGTAGATAATACTGGCATTAAACGTGGCGACAAACTAACTGCATCAGATTTAAATGGTCAGTTTACAGCAGTGAACAATGCTTTTACTTTGGATGCAGACAACTTCCGAAATGAAGCAATAGACCAGCCTTCTTTTAATACCAATCCAAATCACGGTCGGTCTGGTATTATTTTAAAAGATGCCAATACATATACGTTGTATTCAGGTACTCTTACAATCAATGCCAACACAAATGCAGAAGATGCTACACCTATTTCAGCAACAGAAGTTGGAGCACAAGCGACTGTCATTACAGCCACACAGAATGATATTCTTCGTATTTACTGGCAATATGATTTTGATACAGCAGGCAACAAAACAGCTGCACCGATTGATATAGACCGTCAGGGTTTGTGTTGGACGATGTGGCTTGAGTGGAAGACATCTAGTGGTGGTGCATATACTCCAGTAACAGGGCAGTCAGACTTTGAAGATACATTGAATGACGGAACTAATACGAGATACGGAAGCACAACAAGTAATATGAAGGCAACTTCATTGGACTATCACGCCATACAGTTTCGTGAAAACAACAACAATCAGGCTGTGTATCCAGGAAGACGTATGGGATATGGTCAGTATTATTACAAGTTTACCAGTGACACAACATTGTATGGTCTTCGTTTGATGGTTCGTGGTATTTATGAGACTATCTATGACACAACATCTTCTGGCAATGCTTTGGCCAGTACACAAGAGAGTGGTGCTGGCGTTCACAAAATGTACATATATCGTGCTGACTTGTCATATCTATTAATGAGGGATCAGTAATGTCTATTACATTTCCAAAGAGTTGGGTGGCTGGTGAAACATTAACTGCGTCAGATACAAAAGGTAATCTGGATGCAATGAGAGACAAGGCACAGAAGTTATCTTCTTCAGATGTCAATACCACAAGTTCCTGGATAACGACTGCTCATATTATGAGAGGTAGATATGATTCTGTTACTAACATTACCAATAATGTTTCTGGTGTTTTTGGTGGTAGGAATAGTGGTGGTACGTGGCAGAATGTATCTTTTGTTACTCGTTGGATGATGCCAACTGCTTTTAACTCAAATGGCACACAGTTTGTACCACTTAGTTGCATACAACTAGACATTACACATCCACAAACAGTTTTGTTTCAGTGGTGGATGAACCATCAATCGCCTCGTGATGGTGATGGTACTGATGGTGGTACAAGATTTTTTGTTTACAAGAACGATACAAATACAGTTGGAATGAATCACAGAGTACCTGAGCAGTTAGAGCATACATATTCTGGAAGCAATACGAATACACCGGTATTATTGGATGGTACATTTAATACCAATGGACATTTATTGTTTGATTCTTCCAGTGAAATACTAAACTTTGGAATAGGACTAACAGCGTGGAGCAATGCCGGGAAATGCCAACAGGTTTCTTGGAGTGTCTCCATTGAATGTTTTTATATGTGAGGAATAAAATGGATCCATTAACGCTCTCTCTTATTTTGCAATCAGTTGCGGAAGGTACACAAAAGGGTATTGGAAGTGCCATACAAGCAGGAAGCACTATTGATAGATTGTCTCCTGAGCAGAAGACCCGTATGAAACAACTAGAGAGACAACAAGCGTTGGGGATGCTTGGAATGGATAAGGCACAACAACAACAGATTTTGTCGCAACAGTTACAGCCTGTACAGACATCGTTGCGTGAAGCAATGCAGGCACAAGCACAGCAACAACAGATTGGAGATATAGGGCAGGGGTCTGCGTTTCGAGGCCAACAAGCATTGTTAGAGGGTGCTTCACAGGCACGTACACGAGCAACACAATCTGCACAAGAACAGATTTCAGAGTTAGATGAACTTGCCAAAGCAAGACAGTTGGCAGAACTTCAACAGTACAAAGCACAACAACAACAAAATAGACAAGCCATTGGACAAATTGCTTCTGGATTGTTGGCTGGTGGTGCTACTGCAGCTGCAGGTATTTCCAGTGCAGAAACCGCCGCAGGACAAATAAAGTTACGTGAAAAAGCAATGGAGTCTGCATTGCAACAAATGACAAAGAGTGCTGTGGAAACTGCACAGAAAACTCCTGGAAGTAATGATTTTAATAAAGAGGCAATAGAAACATTGCAAAGTCTTGACCCTGCTGGCGTTAATCAAAATCTTACACCAAAACAAGTAGAAGAAATTTTAGATGAAGATTTAGGAGAAGAAAGTATACGACCATATATACAGCCACAACAGGGTATACAATCATCAACAGTTCCTGTTGATCAAGGAGAAGCACCTATTATTATTGGTGACCCAAATGCACGAGCACGACAAATTGTGCCTCCAGATATATATGTTGATCCAAATGCTCAGGCTAGACGACTTTTAAATTTTATTATAGGGGAAAGCAATAGATCCATGCAAGGAATACCAGCAATGCAATATGCAAATACTGGAACTGCTGCAGGAATGGTTCCTTTTATTTCAGGTGTACCTGTGGGTCAAGCAATGGGTCAACAAGTCTCTGCACAAAATCAAGCCCCACAAATGCCTGTTGTACCAGAACCACAACAAGTTATTACACAGCAATTTCCAACAGAAATATTTGAAAAATCTCCAAGTTGGCTAGGGGAAGGTGGTAGAACTGAAGTAACAAAAGATTCAACAGGACAAATAACAAGAGTCATATTTATTCGGGGTAGTGATGGTAAAAGATTTGATACCAATACAAATATAGAACTATCTGCAGCTCTTCAAGACCTTGAAAGTATGGAAATAAAGTAGGAGTACAAAATGCCAAACTATGAGTTTTATGTTGGACTGGCTCAAAAGAGAGACCAGTATTATCAAGATGCGTATGCTTCTGCTTATCGTGATTTGTTAGCAATATACAAGAGTGAAGTCGAGGTACAAAAGTTATTGTACGATCAACTTGCCCAGGATAAAAAATCAAACGATGCTTTGTTGAAGTTGATTCAAAAGCCACCGGAAAATGTTGCAATGAAAGATTTAAGAGAGTTGATTTCTCTTCAGAAACAATATGAAGCATTGAGAGTAGATGCGCAAAAGGCAACTCAATCTAATAGATTAAAAGCAAGTGAACAAGTTGAGGCTAAGTATAAACTTCCAAATAGTTTTGAAGTTGGTATGCAGAAACATTTTCAAGATTATGCAAATAATAAAGGAATGCAGGGTCAAACACAGTTTTACAATAATGTAAAACTTGAGTTTCAAAAACTTAAAACTATGGAACAAAAAGAAGTTGCTCTTGCACAATATGCTTCTGCTTTACAAGCACAAGACCCTTCATTAGATATAACAGAATTGCAATCAGGTTTAAATGTTACACCACGAAGTGTTGAAGACATTCAAATACAATACAATAAGGAGTTAAAAGAAGAACAACAAAAATATGGTGTTGGTGTTGGTGCAGATGCACGCAGAATACAAAACAATTTAGAGGCTTTGATTGAGAAAAAGTTTAAAGATGTTGTTGCTTTAGAACAACAGCCTGACGGTAGTTTACAACTTGTAGAACTGTACAAAACACGTGTAGGCGAAACACCAACAGCAGTAGAGTTGTCTCAAATGGAGGGCTTCCAACCTATTGCACCACCAACAGAACAAGAGATACTTGCTAGAACAGCAGAGTATTACAGGCCATATGGTACAGAAGAGTTTAAAGATTTTATGACAACAAGAGAAACACAGGCTCAAGAGAGACAACAAGAGAAACAAAAAAAGGCAGAGTTAGAAGCACAGGCTAGAAAAGCGATTGTAGATTCACTTCCTCCATATGCAAAAAAACTTGTACCTATTATTGGTGAGGTTGAAACTATAATGGATGTTGAGGATGAAGAGTTGAAAAATAAAGGTGCACCAGAAAAGTTTGGTTTTATGTTAACAACAACTCGTGACTATGATATTGCTACAGGTATTGACCAAATAGACCAACAGTTTGAAGATCCACTTGAAAGACAACGGGCATATGCTATTTTGGCAAGGGATGCCATAAAGAAACGTCGAGCAGAACGAGAAGTGACACCCAACTTGTCAGAGGATTAAAATGACTCCAGAGGAAAGAAAAGAGTATTTAGATAAAATCTTTGAGGATTATCAATCAGGAAAAATAACTCTTGAAGAATCAAGAAGGTTGCGTGCTCAAGTTCCTCCTGAGTTTATTCCTCCACCACCAACACCAGTTGAAACACCATTACCATATCGTCCGGTATCTGATGTTGACAAGGCTACATCACAAGCAATCGATTCAGTTGCATTACGATATAGTGTTGAGCAAGGCCTATCACCAGAAGAAGCCTATCGGAAAGCAAGAGAAGAAGTTGAAGCACAAATCAAACCAACAACACAACAATACACACCAGAACCAGCAATAGGTTTGTCTCGTATTGTTGATGTTGAAAAGGGTTTGGTTCGGGATGCACAGACAGGAGAGATAAGACCAGGAACTTCCGCAGAACTTATTGGACAATCTTTTCTTCGACAGCGTCTTGGTACACAAGAAGACATTGAAGCCGGTTTAAAAGTACAGCGAGAACAGGCTAGACGTGAATCATTTGAACGACAAAAGAGACAAGAGTTAGCACGTATTGAAAGAGAGAAGGCTGGTGTTACTCCATTGGAAGAAATGGGTTTTCGGGCTTTGGAGTTTGGAGAAGAGTTTGGTCTTGGTACTGTACCTGAAACAGCAAAAGAAACTGCGACAGAGTATCTTATAGCACCATCTACACAGACAGGTGATGTGTATGAAAGTACATTGAGTGCTTCATTACGTGCCATAAATACATTGCCAGCCGCAGCTGCAGCTGCATATGAGCGTACAGTTCCTGGAATGAAAGAATCTGAAATGTACAGAATAGCAGACAGTGGAGAGTTTTTAGATCAAGTTGCTGTCAACATTGCAAACATACAAGGATTGCCAGAAGCATTTGCAACGAATGAAGTCTTGTCTGATATAGGTGGAGAGAATGTTGCTTGGTGGGCTGGACTTGTTACAGAACTTCCAATGCCTGTTGGGCCAGGGTTAGTTGCTAAACCAATTGTAAAAGGTTTATCAAATGCTTCAAAGACCAAAGCCACACAAAAGATGGTCGACCAAATGTTTGAAGATGTGGGTATGCAAGGAGTATCTTCAAAGAATGTTGTTGAACGATACTCTGATAGTATTCCTGATTTTCAAAAGAATGCAAAGAGAAACAATCTTGTCAGCACTTCTTCTGAAGCAGTAGCAGAGCATCTTGCTGTATTGCATACTGTTCGGGCTGGATTAGATGCCAGTCCTGATGGGATAAAGGTTACTGATCTTGACTCCTTAAGTTCAACCCCGACTGGATTATCTATTTTAATTAATGCTGGGCCGACTGATACACTAACAAAAGCCAACTCAGGTAAGTTTGTTACTGAGCAGTTAGACAAATTTAAAAACGCTGCAAAGACAAATCCAGATGTTGCACGTATTTACAATGAAGGGGTATCTGCACAAAAACGAGTAACAGAAGGATTAAAACGCAGTACTACACCAAATCGTGTAGCAACAACAACACTGACCACAGATTTTGAATCGCAGTTGGTTAAAAATAAAATAGGTCGCTTGCTTGCTGAAGGTAAGATTACAAAGAAAGACCTTGTTACAAATTTAAACTATGCAAAAGGTAAGAAAGGAAAGTTAAGTAAGAATGATATTGCTCGTATTAATGAGAAGATAAAAAGATTTGATGACCCTTTGTTTCAAGGTGATGCCTATATATTAGACGATGTGTACTCTGCATTGAGAACAACATTACGAACACCAATTAAAGAAAGACTTCTCAACTTCTTGCCTACTGACTTATCATTGATTGCAGGTGATACAGTCATCAATACAAGTGCAAAAGGCAACCGATTTTTCAACTCCAAGAACTACAAGAAGTTTATCAATGAGCAGAAGAACTACAACCAAAACATTTCTTTTGATGCCAAAACAAATACATACAAAGTTAATGCTTCTATCCAGGAGGACTTGGTAAAAGACATCATTGATTATTTCGGGCCAGATAGAATCAGACAGTCAGAAGGATTAAGAGAGTTATTGTCCGATGTTCTTGAAGGTACAATCAAGGTAGGCAATAGGGACTTGGTTGGTAATGCATACAAGGCACAGGGTGCGGTACGACATCTTGGTGGTTTTAAACTGCGTGAGGCTGGAGAACAATACAGAAGAGCTGCACTTGCACCAGAGTTTCGTGGTGATGTTGTTGCTGTTAGTGAAGCACAGGAACTGAGTAAACAACTGGGCAAAGGGTTTATCGGTCAAGTTGTTAGAGATTTTAAAAACGTCAAGAAGGCCTTCTCACAGCCTGCAGAAATACTAGAAGGCATACAACCCTCTATTGGTTTTGCTGAACTCAGTAAGCAGTTAAACGGCGCGCAGGATAAGGTTGTGGAGGAAACAACCAAAGAGTTGGCACGTTTAACAAAAAAATATGGTGGTGATGGTGTTCGGGCTTTGGATGAGTTGGGTTCTGAATCATACAATATGGCTGTCAAGAGTGTAGATGATTATACAGATAAAACTGCACAAAATGCTTTTAATGGTTCATACATTGATTACATTGAAACATTTGTAGAAGAACGATTTAAAAATGATTTGCTTCGCCGTATTAGATATAAGATACGTCAACAAGAAAATCTTTTAAGACCCGTAGTAGATTTTGTAGGTGAAGATGAATTGTTAAAACAATATTCTCGTTTACAAAAATATGCCAATCAAGTATCAAGAGAAGTATTACTAGACCACCAACGTTACTTTACCAAGTTGGATGCTTGGAAGTCTATGGTTACTCGATACTATGGCGCAACAAAAGTAAACGCTTTGTTGAAGGATGATTCTGGTTTCAGAAGGATTTTGCTTCCAGATGGTGCACAACTACAACCGTTGGCTTCAAACATTCTTGATATATCATTCAGTAACTTTGTAACAATTACCAAACGAATGAAGAATCAATACCCTAGTTTAGACCCGTTAAAAACAATGGTGACAGGTAAACCAGTACCAACAATACCATATGCTGAGTGGTTGATAGGAACTCGGAGTGGTAACATACTCTCTGACCTTCAGGCAAAATGGATAGACCAAAACCCTAGATACCGTTTGCAGTATTACCCAGACTATACAAGTTTTGCCGCACAAACAGATTTATCTCCACTGGTTAATTCATATGCCAATATGATTTTTAAAAACATAGATTCAATTAAAGGACAGATTTTCAAAGGAGATGTTGATACGGGTAGTGCTCCTGTATTGGGAATAAATAATAATGCATTAGTGGAAGGAATAGATGATTTTGCAAAACTTCATTATGAAACAGTAAAAAAGATTTCAGAAGCACAACGAGAAACAATCATCAATAAACTTATTGTTTTGATGCGAGAACAAAAGACATTGTATCCAGACATTAGCAAAATGCAGGGGTCATTTAAGCAAGAGTTGGCTATTCCAAAAAAGATAATGGATGCACAAGTTAATAAGTTTTTGCGTAGTGTATTTCCTAAAGCAAAACCAGATAACTTAGCAAAAATTTCTGAAAGTATGAAGAATGATGTTTGGAACTTGATGCTTGATCCTCCACCGCCTGATGGTAGGTATTATGGTGGTGCTTCGATGTCTGTCTTGATGGATTTATCAGATAGTCTCCGGCAGTTTTATCGTGCCAATGGTTTGGCTGTTGGTAATGACATTGTGGCTACAATGGATTCAAATATCCCACTTTTCCAACGCATAAAAAATACTCCATATGCACAGATGTATGGGGCAAATATGGCTTCAGATGTAAACCGTATGAATGATATGGCAAAGTCTGGTAAACTCCGTGAAATGATGAATAGTCTTCGGAAGTCTGATGCAGAAACAACAGAGATTATAAGTGGTACATTATTGAACCTTGTATCTTGGACACGTCGTAGTATGACACAAGGATTGTTGGGTGGGTTTCCGCTTCCTGGTACACGATACTTGGGTATCAATATATTCTCTGCACCATTTATTATGATGGGTACTCTTGGTTTAAGTCGTACATTTAGTGCATTTAGTCCTAAAAGATTATCGTCTGCGATTCGTCAGGCAATGTCAATAACTCAGATACCAGATGATGTAGTTGTAATCACAACAAAACAGGGCAGAAAGTATACAGCAAAAGAGTTGCGATTATTGGAAAGCCAAAACAATCTTGGTCTTACTACTGGGCGCGTACAGTTTTACGAAAATCACGCAGGCGAAATGATGACCGCAGCAAATCTTAATGTTGCTGGACAGGAGATTGGTTTTCCAACAAAGTTAATCTCACAGTTAAATCCTGGTCAAAGAAATTTATGGTCACATATTGCTGATGCAACAGATATGACATATCGTCGGTCTGCTTTTTACAGTGCCTTGGCTGATGATATGCCAATAGATCAGGCTGTGGATATAGCCAAACGCTCGTTGTTGGACTATGGGGCAATGAGTAAAATGGAACGACAGGCAATGGAACGTGGTTTAATGTTTTGGTCGTTTGCCAGACAAATACATTCTGAGTTTCTTAATGCAATGGCCAAGGCTGTTATTGGTGGTACAAGTCACAAGTTTGTTATCTCAGCAATGAGAGCCTCAATGAAACAACAAAACAGGGCAGGCTCTTGGTACAATGGTGATGACAGTGTATACAGCAGAGTCTATTCATTCTGGGCTGGAGAACAAGACAATCGTCCATCATACACATATGGTTTTGATAATCCGTATGCACAAGCATTTGATACGTATGTGACCTTTGCTTCTTTAATCGCCGCACCAGAGAACATAGACGATGCGATTGTAAAAGCATTGACAACTGGACGTGTGCGCCCTGGCCTTGATCAAATACGAAAAGTTTTAACAAACAAATATGGTAAGCGTGTACCATCAGATGTAATATATCTGGCTAAAAGTTTGGACATTTGGCCGTGGTTTCAAGAACAGTTTAAGGTAAAGTCTGTTCGTTCTGGAGAACGTCTTCGTTTGGGTGAGCCAACTTTTGATGGGTATCAATATGAGTTTGCCGATGAAGCAAAGATGAAAGAGTTTTCTCAGTGGTTGTTTGCATTTACTTTGCTTGGTGTACAACGAAATATACGAGACTATACAAAAACAACAATGGCATTTGATACACAACCAGAGGGTATGGACTTAAAACGTATGCAAGACCCAAATGCATTATTGTATTTACTAGGATTGGAGACAAGTCTTCAAACAAAAGATATAATGGATGCAAGTTTTCAGAATCAAAAACGTATTGAAACAGAACTTAAACAAATAATAAAACAAAATAAATATTAACCAGGAGAAACAAGAATGAGAGTTAATCATTATAATCGTCACGTTTCAGATGATACTGCTATTGCCAGTGTGGGTACATCATTTGACACGTCTAAAAAACACACAATAAAGTTAGGGTCTTTTCCAGATGATAGTGCTTGGTCAGGAGAGTTGTCAGCAGTAACAATACACGTATCAAGTATTGCGAGTAGTGCCAGTCAAGTTTCCTTCCGAATGACAACTGATTCAGATGGAGACATAACTATTGCTTCTGGTGCTTCTGGTGCATTGGATGTTGGTATTACCACAGCAACGAAAGGAAGCGTGACATATGTTTTAGAGTTTGTGCAAATAACTCCAGTAAATGACACGGTGTATTTATTCTACAAAACAGATACAGGCACGGTAACTATTGATGAAGTTATCGTTACGTGGAGGGAGTAATGGCTATTGTACGACCATATTCATTGAGCGGTAATACTGTACTGTCTGAGGTTACAATAAGTTCTGGTGACATAACATTTACTTCAGCAGGTAATCTTATTGAAGGAAGTACTGCTGTATTTTCCTTTGATACAAGTGGTAACATTACCAAGATTGGACAAGACACACCTTCTACAAATGAAGTGCTAACTTGGGATGGTGCCAAGTGGGTTGCTTCTCCTGGAGGCGGAGGTGGTGGTGGTGACATTACAGGTGTTACTGCTGGTACTGGTTTATCTGGTGGTGGTACAACAGGTGATGTTACATTGAGTGTTGATACATCTGTTACTGCAACGCTTGGAGATACTCAAACATTTACTAGTACAAAAACATTTTCCAACATTGTAAACTTTGGAAAGTTTCTTCGTCACGATGGAGACATTGACACACGCATTGTATTCTTTGATGCTGGTGATGTGATTGCTTTTGAAGCAGGCGGAGTAGAGATTGCTCGATGTAGTGAAGGTACGCAAGATGAGTTTGTAATCAATGACTTGTCTGGTGATGTTGATTTCAGAGTAGAGGGAAATAATGATACTCACTTGTTGTTTGCTGAGGCAGGGACTGACAGAGTATCTATTGGAACCAGTACTGATTCTCCCGGGGCTTTGCTTGAAGTTACCGGTGATGCAACAACGGGTGTACCACTTGTTCAATTAAACAATACAGATGTAGACCAAACATTACTTGATGTTAACGCGAGTAATACCACAGGAGATGTGTTTGACATTCAGGCTGATGCATTGACAACTGGGTCAGTGATGAAGATTGTTTCGAATAGTTCGTCTACATCTGATCGTAGTATGATTGACATTACCAATGATAATACATTGGCAACGAATACGATTTTGATGCAAATGAAAAACGATGCCGTTGCGGAAAAATCATCTGTTGTAATAGAATCAACCGCGGCAGATCCCAATCCTTTGATTGAGTTGATCAACAGCAACGACAGTGCGGACAAACCACCACAGTTACGGTTTAACAAACTTGGTCACGCGTCAGATGATATGGAGATTGCACAGATAAGTTTCTATGGAGAAGATGATGCAGACCTTCCAAATCCTAAAGAGTATGCTTCTATTAAATCATATGCGTCTGATGTAACATCATCTGGAAATGCACAATCAGGTGAAATAAGGTTTTTTACATTAGTTAATAATGTTGAAACTGAATGTATGCGTATTGGTCGTGAAGATACAGCAGGTGGTATTTCCGCATTTGCATTACAAGTTAATGCTGGTGGTGGTGATTTAGATTTTATTGTAAGTGGGGATAATAGTCCAAATCTTATACGAGTTAATGCAGCAAATGATTTGGTGGGTATTGGAACTTCACCGAACGATTCATCTGCTATATTTCAAGTGGCATCTACAACCCAAGGGTTTCTTCCACCACGAATGACAACAACACAACGTAATGCAATTAGTTCACCTTCAGCTGGATTGATGGTCTACAATACAACAACGAATAAGTTACAATGTTACAATGGAACATCGTGGTTTGATTGTTTCTAGGAGAGTAAAATGGATCAGCAAACTGTTATTGAACTCTTGGTAAATAGCAGTCCACTTGCAGCTTTTGCGGGATACTTGGTGTATCAAACACGTAGTCTTCAGGCTCGTATGGATGATTTAAATGTGACGGCACAGAAGAGAGAAGACAATCTTCGGTCTCGTTATGACAAAGTTATATCAGACTTACAAGATGAGAAGGCTCAACTCCAACAACACCAACAACATCAGTTGATTGCATTGGAAAAAAAGGTTGACGATCTAGTCATAAGTGTTGACAATATAAACAACATTGTACAGGACTTGAGAATCAAAGACCTTGCGAGGAACATCAATAATGCCAGCTAAAAAATCAACAGTTAATGCTTCTGGAAACTACACCAAACCAGCAATGCGGAAACGTTTGTTTAACAAAATCAAGGCTGGTTCTAAGGGCGGAAGGCCTGGGCAATGGTCAGCAAGGAAAGCACAGATGTTAGCCAAGCAATATAAAGCTGCAGGTGGTGGATATAAAACCAGGAAGAAAAAGTAATGGCATTATCTAAACGTCAGAAGAGTTTGAAGAAGTGGACAAAGCAGAAGTGGCGCACACCATCAGGGAAACCATCAGGTAAAACTGGAGAAGTGTATGCACCATCTGCTACAATACGCAAGTTGAAGTCTACTCCTGCTGGTCGAAAGAAGTTAGCACAGGCCAACAAAAAGAAACGTGCGGCGACCAAGGCAGGAAAGCAACACGCTCGACACGGACTACACAAAGGAAAGAAACGATGAAAGCCAGCAAACATTCACGCGCCAAGGCAACAATGAAAAGATTGGGACTGTCTGGTTTTAACAAGCCAAAGAGAACTCCTGGACACAAAACCAAGAGCCACGTTGTAATGGCCAAACTTGGAGACAAAACTAGATTGGTACGTTTTGGTCAGCAAGGTGTTCGTGGTGCTGGTAAGTCTCCTAAAACTGCAAAGGACAAAGCACGTAAAAGAAGTTACTATGCTCGTCACAATGCACAAGATTCTAAACCCTCAAAACTGTCGGCTCGTTATTGGTCGCATAAGGTGAAATGGTAATGCCAATGAAAAAATATAAAAGTGGATACAAAGTTAAGAATACAAAAACAAAGAAGCCAATGACAAAAGCCAAGGCCAAAAAGCAATTGTCGGCAATCAAGATGAAGAAGAAAGGTGCAAAGAAATGAGTATCAGTTTGAATCAAGGGACGATTGTAAAAGCCCTTCGGATTGCTGGGAAAGTGATACGGTATGCTCGTGGTGGTTTTGATGCTGATGAAACCAAGGAGTTGGTTGCTGACCTTCTTGAACTTGCAGGCTTGTTGGTTGTTGACATAGCGGAGGATGTGACAGATGAGACAGATAAATAAGATTGTTGTACATCATTCCGCATCGAAGCAATCAACTACTCGTGACCAGATTGATCGTTGGCATAAAGATCGTGGTTGGTCTGGAGTAGGGTATCATTATGTGATAGAATCAGATGGGTCGATAATGATGGGTCGACCATTTGAGAAGATCGGTGCTCATACTAAAGGAAATAATGGTGATAGTATTGGTGTTTGTGTTGTTGGTAATTATGAACAAATTGATTCAATGACACCAGGGCAACACCAATCTCTTGTTGTTCTGTTGCACGGTTTGATGGGGCAGTTTGATCTTGCTATTGATGACGTGTACGGTCATCGAGAGTTGGGTTCGAGTGCCTGTCCAGGAGAACATCTATTCAAGTGGCTATCAGATTGGAGAGTGCAGTATGCCAAAGGCGAAGTCTAGCGAACCCAGAGACTTTTCAACAGGTCTTACCCACAAACAACTTAAGTGTGCTCAGTTGATTGCAGAAGGATTGTCCGGTGCAAAAGCTGCAGAAGCGGTTGGAGTACACGCGCAAACAGTTCAGAACTGGAAGAAGATCCCAATCTTCAAACGAGTTATGACCGAGTATAAACCACCGGCACAACACGTTATAGCGTTGCTTCCAATGAAAGAGCACACTCCGGAGGCACTGGACGAGCGTCTTGCCCAGTTGGTGTGCCCTGCTGTTGAAGCAATGGGTCATATACTGGGTAGTCCTCAATCAAACGATATGGCTAAAATCCAGGCTAGCAAGTTCGTTTTGTCGACACTATACCAACGTTGGGTACACAGTCAAGATGTTGCTCCTGAGCAGTTGAAAGACTTGAAGGAAGCCCTACGCATTATAAAATAAAAAGGCCGGTACATCTGTACCGGCCTAGTCCCTCATCATATCTCTACTCGAGTAGTAGTTTTTCCACCTCCTTTGTGATGACATATTTTTGTCGTGCTCTTTCAATGGTACCATTGCCATTCTTGATCCACAACTTTGCTTTGTTAAATGTTTCAGTTCCCGGAATAAGTTCGGGTAAAATCTCTTCTGGTAGATCTTCTCCTGCATAGATGTACAGTCCTAGACCGTGTCTGGCAATGGCCTTGACTGAGCAACGTTGTATTGCTTTGTTAACATCCATCATCGTTACTTGGTCTATTGGTATACATTTGTTTTGGTGGTTCATCACGGGCAAGTACTCGATGTGCTCTGTGCCGTTTATCTCAATTCCAACCTTGACCATTGCACCGGCCGGACTGGAAAGATATGGAAGGCCTTCCTGCTCGTATACCCAGCGACGGGATTTAGGGTAGCGTTTCAGCAGTTCACCCCAAGCCCACGCCCAGGAGAGATAGGTAAATCTTCCCTTGCGTTCAGTGTGTTTGTTTACATTTATTTGTGAGAGAGTGTCGAATATACTCATTGGTATCTCCGTATGATTGCTTGTTCAATGTTTGTTGGTATGATTTTATAGATCCCGTCGACGGTCAGGAATACATACCTACCTGACCGGGGAAAGAATATACATACATATCGATTTAGATAGATACGCTCGGACACGAGTACAGCATTGTCTGGCACAGGAAACTCACTCATCCCAACCATCCCGGGATTGATCAGTTTCAGTGTGCATCAATGCGTCACGCTGTGCTTGATTGCCATTCATCAGTAAGTTGACAATCCGTTGGAAGCCACGTTGTGGTTCCAACTTCGCCTGCTCGACACGTTCTTCCAGTGCGTACCATTCATCTAGTTTGAGGCGTTCCCTGTGGGTTAGTGTTGGAAGGTCTGCACACGACCGGTGGAAAGCGTGTAACTCAATCCTTCTCTCCTTGCTCAGGCCTATCCTTCTCTCTTCTGCTAGTCTGGTATTGGTGCTACCAAGACGAGCAACCGAACCAGCACAACCGCATATGTTCATTCTCTCGTCTACGTAGTACTCACCTTGTTTGTAGCCCCTGGACTTGGTATCTCCTGACGGTGCTGTCCACGTAAAGTGAGCCACGGTCTGACACCACCCGTCCAGTGCAATGCAGTCGTCACATAGTTTGTAATCAATGTCGGCTTGATGAGATACACCCAAGCCTAGGTCAACAGTAGCCTTCCTGACTGCACCAACGATGTCGTTCAGTTTGGGTGGATACTCTGACGGTTGAGTGATCAATGATTCCATTGCTTTCAGTATGGCCTTTGGGTGGCTCTTCCCAAGTGTCGCCTCCCAAGTCGGGTACGCTCTTTCGATCCAGCGTTCCGGTTTGTTGAACGCTACGGCATAGTCGTTTATAGCCTGATGTAGGGCTTGTTGTAGTCTGTGCATTGTTAGTCCTCTAGGTCATTATACGAGATACGACCAGTTTTTGTTGTTTGTGTTGTAGTTGTAGTTGTTGTTGTTGTTTTAGACATATCCTGTTTTGCTTTGGACAGACACTCAGCCCACGCTTTTTTATTGTAAAGACTTGCTGGGCTTATGTGTCCGTTGTCTCTTCTCCACCGTGCACGAGCACAGGACTGTGACAGGTAGCACCAATCGAGTACCTGGATACAGGCCTCCATATCGCCTGCTCTTACTCTCGATGAGATACAGGCTAGGTCAGGTGCTGGTATTATCTCAGGAGTACCAGCAAGTTCAATCCAGTGAGACAGTACACGCTGACAGTTCTTGCTTTGTTGCACGTACCGTAGGAGATTGTCTTCTACTTCATCGTCAACCCTTATCTTAACAACACCAATATTTATTAATTTATATTGTTTATAGGGTGTCGTTGTCTCCCGTGTATCGGGTGTTTCCGATTGGGAGTGATTGAAACGTGATTGATTACTGATTGATTTTGAAAATCGACCCTCGGTATCTCGGGGGCTATCGTCGTTTTGTTGATTGATTTGTGATTGATTTGTGATTGAACCCTTGGAAACGTAGCACTGATACCACGTTTCCATCGCTGTACAGAACTGACGAACCTTGTACAGTGTCCAGCCCCAACGTCTACCCAACTCTCGTTGGGAAGGTAGTTGATTCAGGCTACGAAGTTTCATCCATTCGAAGCCTGCTTCGACTTCCGAGTTAGTACCCTTCGATGTTTCCAGTTGAAAAGGAATGGCAATAAAATGTGTCTTGCCGTTCCGATATGATTGTGTTATTCTCTTCATATGTCACTCGTTGTTTTTATTTGTGATATGATTGTAGTTGAGGAGTAGGCCAAAAGCCTACTCCTTTTGCTTTCCATAGATTGCTTCCTGCGCTTTCCTCATCTTATCATAGTACTGATTGAGATAGTTTACCTGTTCGTCGTCAATCCAACGTACTGGATGAGAGTATAAGAGGAGTAGC